TCCGCTATCAAGTACAACTTGTGGCGGAAGGTTTTGGTTTGCTTCATTCCTCTGGTTTGCGGCAGCCCACAGTAAAACATTTGGAGTTACCCAATGGTTGTGACTGGGTAACTCTCCAATAGCCATTACGATACACGCTTAAACAGATAAACGGATAAGTAAGGCGGCATATTATTGTGGGCGCTTCCTCCGCCGGTATAACCAGTTGTTATACGGTTTGCGGTTTTCTTTCCTGTGTTTAAATCTTGTAAATTAGCGCCATCAAGAGAGCCGCTATCCCAGCCAAAAATATAAACGCCGTCAATATCAAGACCAACATGGCGATGAGCAGGCAATTCTCCAATAGCTATGCGGTGCGTTTAAAAAGATACACTGCAAGATATGGGGGCATATTGTTGTGGGGCTGACCGTCCCCAGCGGGTGTCGTGCTATAAGTCATTCGATTTGTCGATTGATTATCATGTATACAAATTATTGAAGTTTGTGTAATGTCTCGTTCGTTAAATAAACGAGGTGGCATAACTATTTGATGGTTGTGCGCAGGTAACTCACCAATAGTGAGTGTATGTGTCGCTTCGCCGCCGGTGCTTCCTGCGGCATAAGTAGTGCCCCACGTCGATGTGCCTTGCGCTAAAAGTACACGTCCGGCGGGCAGTGCTTCCCATGTTCCGCCGAAAAGCGTACCGGGATTTGTAGATACCGTTGAAGCATAAATGCTGCCGACTGGGTACATTTTAAGCATCAGCGCCGATATTACAGCGTCCGTCAACCCTGCGGCAGTAGCTGCATTAGTCGCGGTTGTGGCGTGGTCGGCATTGGTAGCATGTGCAACGCTGTCGGGTATTTCCGGCAGCCACGTTGTTAAGTCGCCCTGCAAGCGGTACAGCTTCTGTTCATCCGTTCTAAAACAGGTCATAAACGCAAACAAATTTGTAGTCGGAAATGCAGGACCAGCAAAATCGCTGGCAATAGATTTTAAAGAATCATTTATAACTTCCGGGGCCTCGGCCACCAGAGTATCGTCAGATAACAAACCAAAACTTTGCATTTTTTCACCTCTCAATATCCTGTGGCCTGCCAAGTAATAAGCCCGGTCACAAGCTGTCCGGCGTCATTTACAAGCTGTACCTCAAAGCCCGTCTTATCCATGCTGGTAATATATGGCGTCACAACACCGTCACCTGTATTGCCGCCGCGTAAGTTTACGTTTACTTCCGGCACGATATAAAACTGCTTGGTAAAGTTAATTCTTGTCGGCGCAGCAGTATCAGTAATGTTGGCCGTGCCTCTGTCTTGTGTGTCGGGTATATCAACGTGCATAATCACATTGCTTACCGAAGGCTTGGTCTGCGCGGCAATCGCATTAATTACAATGCGTACCAGCGCGTCCTGATATTCGTATTCACCTACTTTGAAGTCCATAAACGGCGTATAACCCGGCGCAGTCTGTGTCGCTTCATTAAACTCATCAAGGCTCATATCGCCTTCTGTTATGGCAATGTTGCTTATTACCCCGCCACAGGCTTGCAAAAATGCGTCATACAGCGCGGCGTTGTCCTTCTTCAACAACTCCATTGCCTTCATAACTTCATCGCTTACAGCAGCATTTTCCATAAAATCGCGGCGGAATAAAGCCGTTCTTTCAAAAGCGTCTGTAATTGCCGTTTCTTCCGCCTTCGCAAGCGCTATGGTTTTTTGCGGTATAACCTCGTCAGCGTCTACCGCTTCAAAAAACCATTTTTTCAGTTTTCTGCTTGTTTCATCAGATAGTGCTGCGGCTTCTTTAAAGTCCAATTTGAATTTAGCCGAACGCGTCATTATATCGGCCACGTTCAAAAGTTCCGTCGGCACTTTGCGCACATTGCGCAGCACCTTTCTTTCAGCAACGCCGAATTTTTCAGCAACGCCTCGCGTCAATAACTTCTGGGGCGTATCGCTGACGGCTAAGTTTTCGCCAAAGTTCAGCTTAAATTGAATATAATCCCAATAGCTTTCGGTAACGGCAGCAGTTTCGCTAATTGCTTTTTCAGCCGTTTTGCTGTGTTGTTCTGCAATCACTGCTGCTTCTTTTTTCTTTATTTTCGATGTTTTGGTCGCCGTATCAGTCAAAGCAGTTTCTTCTTCGACATCAACCGTAAACACCGTCATGCCCGCCATGTTCCATGTTTTAGTAAACTGCTCCCATGTTAAAGGGCAATTTTGCCACGAATAGTTTTGCAGGTCATAGCTGTTAAAAGTATTCTCATAGGCGCTAAACGGCTGCGTTAAATCGCCCAATTTAAGCGAGCCGTTATTAAAATCTAAATTTTCACTTATCTGTACGCCCATGTCATATCACCTGTCAGCTTAAAGTAAACTGGAAGTTAAGAGTTACCGTATCGTCAGCGGCCTTGTTTACAACCGCAAAAGTAACACGGTCAATAAAAGTGCCTCCGCTTGCAGCGTTACAAACACCAGCTTCGGTAATTGCGCCAGTTGCTTCGCCGGGGTTAAAAGTAGTAGTGAAAGTAAAAATTTTCGTGCCGGGGGTATGCTGATAGTTTGCCGCCTTGCGCGAAAGTTCAGTTACAAGCGCGGTTTGCGTAGCAGCTACCTCGGTGGTGCCTGTGCCAACCGCGATATGGCTCATAACATTCGGACGGCTGGCACTTTTCCCGATAGCGTCAGCAATAAAGTCAAAACCTGCATTTAAAATCAAATTATCTTTACGGCGCACACTTACGCTTCCGTCAGCCTTGCGGTGAATAATCTCCAAAGCCCCTTTAATGTGCGCAAATTCTTTTACGCCGTTTTTGTTTTCTTCCATATTTTTCACCTCATAAAAATAGCCGGTAATTAACCGGCTTAAATAATTACAGGGTACGCGGCCAGCTTATTCAAAATTCCAAGCGGCTCCGCGTCAGTCTGTGCGTATTCGGTTTGATTTTTGTTCAAATAGTTTATATACAGGCACCTTGCGTTGTTGCCCTGACTGATTCCAAACGTAAAATATGCCATGCCGCTAACAGTAAAACTAAACGGCACCCACAATTCTTTTCCGTCGCTTGAAAACAGGTAAAAACTTTTCAAGCGCTTGTCATAGCCAAGTGAAAGCCACTCGTTATTTTCGTTATACAGGGTTACAAACCGCGTATCGTTTAATTCTTCCGTCAACTTCACAAAGAAGATTAAATTAAATGTGCGCTGCATTTTTGAAGCATCGTAGCTAAGCCTTGTAAGAGGCCCTACATAAAGCCCTTGCGCCCAGCGGCCCTGTCTGAAATCATCGGCGTGCTGCGATTCTTCCGGGCTTTCTTCATCCTCTGTTAAAAGGTCGCCGTCAAGCTGTGCATAAAACAGATTGTTTGTACCAACGCCTTTGTAATAAGCAATTTCCTGCCTTATATTGGCACTGTCAACGTCGCCCAAAACACCGGCCCAATGGATATTGGCGTCCTGCCAAGCAACGGTATAATCTTCCCATGTCCATGTGTTGTTGTCCGTTACGCTAAAAGCATTGTATTCCAGCCAGTTGCGGGCCTTGTATTCTTGGTCAAGCTCAACATTAAAAATATACTCGCCGTAAGTAGCGTCCGCATCCAGCGTTACGCCGCTTAACACCGGGTCATAATAAACATTCAGCTTGCTGCCGCTATACGCAGTGTCAGCTTGGTCAAATTCCAAAATAATGTTGCGGCTGATGTCGGTTTCCGTTGTCATAAACTGGTAAGCTGCATTTTTGGAATAGTTACCGTGTTCGTCATAAGCCTTAACCATCAGGTAGTAGTCGCCACGGTTTGGGTACAAGCGGCGGTTTTTATCGTTGGTTGCCGTTCTAAAAAGCTCTGTGCCACGTTCCCAGCTTAACTCACTGCATACTTTTACAACATACTTCACGTTGTAAATGTTTATCGGGTCCCAGTAAAAGTCAAGTTCAGGCCCGTTGCGCTCTACCAGCAAGCCGGTTACATCAGGCAACACCAAATACAGTATGCCCTGCTCACCTTCACCAAACTGGTCAAAAAACGACACCTTAATCTGCTCAACGCCTTTAATATCATCACTGATAATATATACATTGTCATAGGCGGTATACCGCTTATTATCAATATAAACGTAAGCACCAATGCAGTTGTTTGGAATTTCGCTAAAAGTAACCATTGTGCCATCCGCATTGGTGGTAATGGAAATATTAGTCGGCGCGTCCGGCCGTGGCTTGTTATATAAAATTTCTGCCGGGTTGCTGTATAAACCATCTTGATTAAAAGCATACAGATAAACGTGCCCGACAAAAGTAACCGGCATTGCCGTACTGTAATTGTTGACCGTTCTTTCTAAAAGACCGGTTTCTTCTCCAACGTATACATCGGTACGCAGTTCATAAAAAGCAAGACTGGCAATATCGCGGATATGGTCCCATGTAAAGCTGCCGCCGTCCCTTGTAAATGTAAGGGTAAAATTGCGCGGAGTCTGTACTGCGCCGTCCGCCTCGTCGTCAATATCTTCCTGCGTAAAGCCATTGGCAAGGTTTACCTGTTTGGTGCTTTCAGCCAGGTAATCTTTTAACAGGCTCATAACATGCCTGCCGTCGCCCTGTATTACCGCAGGTAAATCCGGCACCTTCAAAGCGGTTGCTTTTTCTTCTTCTGTTGTTTCGGTATCTTCCGCAAAAGTAGAAATATCTCTTTCGCTCACGGCTCTCACCAACTTATCAGGTCATACTCATAGCAGTAGCAATAGCGTTTTGCAGGTCAGTCAATAGGTTAGTGTCCTGCGAAATATCGTACTCATTTTCGTTCAGGGCCAGCATAATCGCGTAGCGCACCACAATTTCATTAATGCTGTCATGGTCATAGGGAAATTCATCTGTCGAATCCTCCAATAGCGCCGGTGTCGCAAAATACCTAAAACGTATATACTCGCTGCCGTCCATAATCTCGGCTTTGCCTGCCGTCATGCGCAGCGGATAAGTGCCTGCTGCCTGCACATAATTTTTCGGCAGCGTGTCGCCGTCATGTACTATAACTTCCTGCGTCATTGCAGGGTAGCGCCCCTGTATTAACAGCGCCGCTATACGCTGCAAGCTGTTATTTAAAAACTCTATGCAGCGTTCGTCGCTGTATTCTTCCGATATATCGTGTCCTGCCGCCCTAATGCGGCTGATGGCTTGCTGTACCGTAATCATTACCAATACCTCCATCCAACGCGGAACGGCATTTTGATTTTTGCATTGCGATAACGCCTGCGCGGGACAAGCTGTGCCACCGCGTCATTTACTGCCTGCATCATTACATCGGTTGATGCGTTATTATTAAGAATCATGCTGCTGACCTTAGCCAGCGAATCTTTAAAAATAACCGGCAGTTCAATAACATCTTCTTCATCTTTAATCTCAGCAATCGCTGCGCGGTAAACAATCTTAAACCCGCGAGCGCCGCTGTACAAACGGTTGCCTACAACCTTATACTGCCACGGCATAGGTGTTCTGATGCTTTCTACTGGTGACATCATTGTGCCATCTTTAAGCACCATAACAGACACCAACGAGATAAAATCCTCCGGCAGTTCAATGCCATCTTCCTTAAAATCATAAAAAGGCAATTTCTCATCTTCCGGCAAATCCTCGTTGGCCGCGGCAACTTCATTATTCATATCTTCTTCGCTGTACGTTACAGCTTTTTCCAAAAAGTCGCTGCTTTGCAGTGCAAGGCTGTTATTGAAATAACGAATGCACTCGTTTACAGCCATTTTGATGTCATAATCCGAGAATCTTATCTCGTTGTTGTCCTTTTCCTTAAAGCGGATAAGCCGCCTTAGCTCTTTGTAGGTAATCATAAAATCAATCCTTTTTACTGGACGAAGAACCATTCCAGTATTTTCTCGGCGTAATAACCTGAAATTCGCGGTGAACCTCAAAGAACTTGCGCACATATTTGGTGTATTCCCCCATATCACCAGCTCGGCGCGCTCTCTTTGCCATAATTAACCACGGGTCACACATCCACATTTCTGGCGGAATATAGCCCATCAGGCGCATCTCACCGCTGCCTTCGCCTACCCTGCCGCCGCCAGCTTCGCTTGCCTCTTTTGCAAGCCGCTGTGCAAGCCCGGTATCAAAGGTGTTATAAAGGTGTACTGTACCTTTTTTGTCGTTATCTACCGACATGTACTGTGAAATAAGCATTTTAAATACCCCCATTTCTTTAAGATGCTATATAAAAGTAAAAGCCCCCGATTTTATTTCGGGGGCTTAATTTAGTTAATCAGCGTTTTACGTTGATTAAAGAGCCGGAAGCCTTCGGCTGGGTGCCTTTTAATCCAAGCCAACTTTCAATAAAGAACTCTTTATAGGAGCCTTTAGTGGCAATGCCCGGAACTTCGTGGGTTCTCTCGAACCATTTGAGGTCCCAATACTGCATATCCATGAAGTCTACGCGGTTATCCGGGTAAAGTCTGTGGGATTTTGCAGTGATTACACCGAAGTCGGTTTCAAGGGTGTCGGCAACAAGGTCCAGTTTGCGGTCTTTGCCCATGCCACGGTTAATCTGGGTGGTTGCAGTTACGATGCTGGAGAAACGACGTTTCTTAGCAGGACTCATAACAGCAAGGGTCGGGTTGCCGCCGCGGTTGAAGCACATCTGCATTACATTGTTAATGTCGTCAAGGGTAAAGTCGGCGGTGCCGCCCATATCCAGAACGTTGTTTTTAACAATAGCAAGCCCGGTGCCTGCGCTGGTCGGCTTAACCTGATTTGCAGTAATTTTTTCTACTGCGTCTTTCATGGTGTTGTAAATGGTGAATTTAGTATCGCCACCTTCATCTTCAAGACGGACATAGTAGATGGTATTGGCTGCAAGGCCGGTCGGCATGGTGGTTGCAGTGAAGTACACGAAATCGCCAGTCTGCAAACCATGCTTGCTGCCCGCGGTAATAACGCCGGTGCCAGTGGTCAAGGTTGCAGTAATGGTCTGGGTTTTCATGAAGTACGGCACGCCGCCGGTCATTGCCGGATTGCTGCCACTTTCTGCGCGAGATACGTCATTGTTTACAAGAGCGTATTCAATGTCGGATGCGTGGCCCAGAAAAGCATTGTGATACTGGCGGGTAAATTCGTCCTGCGGCTCATAGATTTTTTTAACTTTAATCTGCGCAGTGGTTACATAGCCGGAGTTTACGAAGCGCTGGCAATGGTTGTTTGCCATTTCCAAGCTGCCTACCGGCTGGCTTTCATAGTCCTCTTTTTCAAGATGAGCATTGACTTGCGGCGGGCGCAGGCCTTCGGTAGTCCAGCTAAAGTCAAGCGCTACCGCGTCAGCGTCCTCGGAAAATTCGGACAGGTAAAAGGTTTTGTCGGGGTCAATATTCGTAATAATAGACGAATAGTCCTCGGCATGGCCGATTGCTTCTAAGGTATGGGACTGAGAAGTAGACGGCCCAAATTTTCTTGTTACATCTGCTGGCATTTTTTCACCTCTAAAATAAATTGTTTATAACAAAAACCGCTTAATACTCTGGGGGTAAGTATCAGCGGTTTTTATTCGCTTGCATAAATCTTGCAATCCATTGTCTTTTTTCTTTGATGCTGCCGTTTCTTAAAGCGGCATAATCAAACGTAGTTTCTTTTGGCAGCTCTTTACCTTCGCCGGGGCGTTCAACCACAGGCGGTTTAGCCGCCGGTTTTGGTGTGCTGCTCAGGTTGTTGCGTTTCGCGTAATATTCTTTGCGGGTTGCTTCGTAATATTCACGCATCGTAACAGCCTGCTGGTCAGTAATAGTGCCATTTTTAAGCGCAGTAATTGCTTCTTCAACCTTGCGCCCTTCGGCATACGGCAATGTTTTAAAACGTTCCTGCATCATCTGGTCAATGGCATTAAAATGAGGTTCTTTGGCTTTGGCATCAGCAACAAAGTCTACAATGTCTTTGTAGCGGGCCTGCTGCTGCTGTCTTGCCACGCTTTCGGCGTTTGCTCTCTGCTGAATATTGCCGATAAGCTGCTGGCGGTGCCATTCGATGGCGGCATTAATAGCGGCTTCCTCTTTTTCATCACCAAACTCCATGCCGTCATATTGTTCTTCGGTCATACCAAAGTCTTTCAGCGCGCGCGCCTTTGCATCCTCATTCAGTTTTTTGTAAAACTCCTGCATTGCTTTGGCCTGTTCTTCCGGCGAAAGCTGTTTTTGGAGTTGTTCTTTCTGACGGGTTTCTTCCGCCTGTTTTTCTTTAAATGCTTCTACCGCCTGCGCAATGCGGAACTCGGTGTACTGTTTTTGGAACTCCTGCGGCACCCTTCTCTCATCAACATCTCCGGCCGCTAAAGCTGCCGAAAATTCGTTCAGGTCATAAGGTTCAGGTACTGCGCCAACCTCCCCGGCGACTCTATCAATTAGTTCTGCCGTCGGGCTGTTTGCTGGTTCAGGTTCAGCGGCTGGTTCAGCGTTTTGTTCTGCTGCCACCGGCTCTGCGTCAATCTTTTTAACAGTGCGCTTGCCTGTTACCGGGTCTTTTTCAATCACAAAGCGTTTGCCATCGCCTGTATTAGCCGAAGCGACAATATTGTTGTCCGCTGTGCTTTGTGTCTGCCCACTGCCCGCAGGTTCTGCGGATTGTGCGGCAGGCTCTGTACTTCCCTGCGGTTCTGATACCTGCGCAGGTGCCGGTTCAGAAGCAGGCGCACCGCCGCCACCGGCAACCACCGGGGCAGCGTTTACTGCTGTTTCTTCTGGCATAGGTTATTCCTCCTTTTGCAACTCTGCTTTCAGCTTGTTGTAATCTTGTTCTTTTCTTTTGCCTGTCATTGCAGCGTGGTTAAGCATATCGCAGAAGTGCATGGTTAAACGGTAATAACTCTGCATCTCCTGCAAATTTGCGTTTGGTTTAGCCAAAGCCTCCAAGACTTCTTTTTCGGCCTCCTTACGCAGCATTTCGGCATATTTCAGCACGGCTTCCGCGTCCTTGCCGTCAACAACAAGGTTATGCAGAAGTTCGAGCCGTTCTACTTGATTGGCATAAATTTGCTTTTGCCAAAGTTCACTTCTCGGTTTAAGCATTATTTTTCAGTACCTCCGCTTCCGCAATAGCTTTTTCGGTCGTGGTAATACCAAACTGCTGCTGCAAGTATTTAACCTGTGCATCAGGCGGCAAATCTTCGTAATTGATAGTCATGCGCGGTATGGAGTACCTTGCAATGGACAGTTGCAGCGAGTTCTGCAAAGCCTGTGCCTGCGCGGCTGCTGCCGCTTCCTGCGCCTGTCTTGCAGCCTCTTGTGCTTCCGGGCTTTCTGGGTCGATAAGATACTGCCCAACATCGCGCAACCCTAATGCTTCCAAAAGTTTTACCACAAGGTTGTACCAGCTCTTTGCGTTGACAATGCCCTGCTGCGCCAGAATCGGGTAAATCTGGTTCAGAGCAATCATCAGGTACTGAATCTGCGCTTCTTTCGTGCCTGCGCCTTGTCCGACATTAACGATAAGGTCATAGTCAATGTCAAGCTCATCACGGCGGATGCGCACCGTTTCGTTGGTCAGGCGGATAATCTGCTCATCTTCCAGATACTTCTGATTAAGCAAAATCACGAATTTGTAAATCGGAATAAAAAACTTCTCTGCAATAGCGCGGGCAATCATCTTGTTGCGCTTCTCCGAGGCCCCAAGAATCGCTGTAACGCCGGTAGCCGTCTTGTTAAGGCTGTTGCTGTCAAGCCCTTGGTTATATCTCGTGCTGCCGCTCTGCGCCTCAATTTCAGTCTGAGCGTAATTTACAAGTTCCATTGAAATGCTCGAAAGAGGAAGCGACGGCGGTACAAAAATTGCCGGTTCAGGACTGCCCATTGTCGGGATAATTTCCTCGTTGTTCATCAGGGCATCCATGTCCACCTTGGTTTCATCAACAAAGTAACGCGGCGAGTTATTCTTGCCGACGTTAATGATTATCTGACGGATAACGGCTGTTTTTAAATCCTGATGCTGCTCCAAGCTGTCGGCAATGCTGTCGCGGCAAAATACTGTATTCGGGTCATAAATGGCAGAACAAATAAAAAACGGCGGAAATTCAAAATCATTTTCAACCACGCGGACAAGATTGTTGCCTATCGCGTGTACAATCAGATTTTCATAAATTCCGTCGTTGTTATAGTCAACCTGTAAATATGCTTCGTACAGCTCTACCTCTTTGGAGGCATTATCTGAGTCGCTCGGCTTCTTTGTCGGCTCCGTTCTGTCTGGGTCGTTGCGGCGGTCCATAAGCGTTGCCATAGTATCACCGCGCCCATATTCTTCAAGAGCCTTGTCAACATCCTTGTAAATTCCGTCGCGTTCGCGGCGTTTCAGGTAGTCGCCAGTCACAATCTTCCTGTGCGCTACAAACTTGCAGTCCTGAATATCAGGCGCATCCGGCGTATAGCGCAGTTCAGAAACAGGTATCTGTTCAATTACAGGATGATTTGCCTTGACGATAATCTCATCATACTCAATGCGCACAAAATCTTCGGCATCTTCAATGTCTTCGACTTTGGTAATCTCGATTTTATGACTCGCAACACTTTCAATCAGGGCGATAATAGCTTCATCATCATTGCGCAAGTCAAGCATCATTTCCATCGGGCGGCGTTCTTCTTCGCGCTTCCACCAAACTTTTGCAACGCCAAAGTTCTCGGCCAAAGCCAGTTTAAGTTCGGCATGACAGAACTGATAATATGAGTTTTTCTTTTCAAGCTGATACTTTATAAGCTGCTGAATTTTGTTTGCCGTTTCGTCATCATCCACATTTACGCCTTTAACGGACAGCGGGTCGTCAGAGCCGGTAAACGCTTCCATAAGGCCAGCCAAAATCCACTCGCAAGATGTTTTAATATCCTTGCTGCACCAACGGCTGAGTTCCGAAAGGCCGGGAAAGACCTTATCGTAATGCTCCGGCGTGGCGTTATATACGTCGCGGCGGCGCAGAATAATCGGTTCAACAACACTTGTGTAGTGCTTATCAGCTATTTCGCGGCAATTTACAAAGGATTTTTTTATTTTATCTTTTTGTTCCTCGGTTAAAGTATCAAGGCTTAACGGTTTTTCCTTGCTCTCGGCCTGCATTTGCAGCAGTTTTACCGGGTCCGTCATCGGAGCGGCAATATTTACCGGCTGCTGCGGCAAAGTCCCGCCGGTTAATGTGCCAAGAGCCTGTCTGTTAAGCCCAAATTCCGGGTTTGTAGCCTGAAAACCACTGCGCGATACCGCACTTCGGGCCTCGCGCCCTACTACATCGTTTTTTGCGCGTGCTGCTTCAAGCGTATTGTTAATATCTGGCATCTAAACTCTCCTTAAAACCATTCCGCAATGGTTACGCTGCCGCCAGTTACATAAATCTGGTCGGCATTTGTAGTCATTACCGGGATGGTTATTTTTTCGCCTGCCGCAAGCGGGATGCCATTTTCAGCAGACACATCACTGCCGCCAAAATATACCGCGCTGTCGCCGGTATTTGCAATGGTCAAAGTATGGCGCGAGTTCTGCTGTCTGCTGTTCACTGCATCACTGGCCGCAACTTTTGCGCCGCCACTTGCATCTACAACAGAAGTTACCACTCGGCTTACAGGTGCATTAAATTCCATGGCTTTTCCTCCTTTACAACGCTCCGTAACGCTTTGTTTTGCCCTGCTTTCTCATGCGCCTATACAGCATACTCCTGCCAATATTCACAGGATAAGCAAAAGTCAGACAAAACGCATCGGCAATATCCGGGCTTCGCCCGGTTTTATCTTTCATACTCTCTTTGGATTCCAACTTAATGCGGTTCAGCGAATCGTAAGTATATTCCGGCGTGCAAAGCTCCGTTCTTAATTCAGGCATATACGGCAGGCTGCCACCCTGATTAAGCCACTCACGCGCTCCATCCCACATTTCAGCTCTTTTATTCATGTACCGGGTATCTTGCAGGGCCTTGCCGCCGAAAGGCACCTCTACAACCTTGTCTGCGTAGCCAAGCTGGCGCAGGCGGTCGATAACACCTTCGCCACGCCCACTGTCGATAAACACGGTGTCAGGTCCCCATTCGTCAATAGCCTGTGCAACGATACCGGCAAATGTCATGTTATCAATTTCTTTAATAATTTGAGGCTCAAAAGCCATTAAACCCTGCCGCCGGAAGATTACGCAGGAGTCGTCGCCATAACGGGCAACGTCCACGCCCATGACTTTAGGCGCTGTTTTGTAATCATCTTCCGTAAGTTCACGCTCCATTGCCTTGTTTACCGCATCAAGCGTTATCAGGCGGTTATAAGCGTTGGCTGCAAAGTCACAATATAACTCTTGGCGTATTTCGCTCTCCGTCATCTCGCGCTTCATGTCCGCAAGTTCCTGCGGAGGGATGATGCCGGTGTCGTCTACTGTGTACAGGCAGGCGAACCAGTCATCGCGTTTCAGTGCCAAAAGGTACATATCGTAAAACTGGTTCTGGCCCTTTGGTGTGCCGATAAAAACAGCCCAACCGCGCCGGTCAGACAGCGCAGGACGGATAACTTCGCCCCAAAGCTCTTTTTTTATCTGCGCATATTCGTCGATAACAACGCCATCCCAGTAGGTGCCGCGAAGGCCGTCAGGACGGTCGGCGCCGATAATGTATATTCTTGCTCCCCTTGCGTTCTGATGATAGCTCGGCAGCTCGACATAAAGCTCGGATTCATTCACTTTTCGGTCAGGAATAACCGATGTGTAGTATTTCAGATACTCCCAAGCAATCATTTTTGCCTGCTTCAAGAACGGCGCTACATAAGCGTAGTTCGGAGAGCGGAATTTCCTGTTTGTTAAAGCCTTTTTGATGATGTGATTGATGGTTCCGACGCTCTTGCCAAAGCGGCGGTGAGCCACAATTACCGAAAAACGGTACTGCTCCAGTGCCGGATGAAGGATTTTACCCCAAAACGGACGCGGCGTATAGGGTATTTCTATAATGCCCTTGCCGTCAGATACCGGCATCTATGGGACCCTCCAAATTACCCTCCCCACCGGGTAGTGCCCCCCTGTTTGTTTCTAATTTCGGCTGCTCCACGGCGCTGATGTCGATAACATCTTTCGCCTTATCAGACCAACCAAACACCAAAGGCTGCTTGTCGTCGCCGCTAAGCTGCTGCTTCGACACATCTTCCCAGCCGCCGTTGTTTTTCAGGGAGAAAATAACACCATTCGGGCTTTTTGTAGTGACAAGAACCTGCTCTAAATAGTCCTCCAAGCGTAACCTCGCGTCATTGATTACCTGCTCGTAAGCCTCGTCACGGTCGTTTTTGTAGCTCAGAAGCTGCGCACGGCTCGAAAATCCTAAATACCTTGCCAACCCGGCAAATGTAGGCGGCTGCACAACGTATGTGCGCTCTATTCCAAGCCGTTTGTCAAACTTCGTCACAAAACAGTGTTCAAAGTATTCGTCCACTTTGTCAGCCATAGACTGCGGTGTCGGGTAAATTGACACCACGCCGTAACCACCAAAGGGATTGTTCGGTGCTGCCAATCTGCACCCACCTCCTTCGCTTTAATGGCTGTGTGACGATAAGGGCTTCCCTTGACGGCAGGAGGCGGCCGCTTTCGCAGAAGTCCCTTTCGCCACAGCGAGATAAAGAAAAACACCGCCGGGATGTCCAAACCCGCCGATGTTATCCGCGTAATAAAAAAGACTTACCGTTTTAGCGATAAGCCCTTTGCCTTACTCTCGTCGACGTAGGCTCTCTTGGATAACCTCAAACCATCGTTCTGTGTATGGAACCATCGAGAAAGTAAAAATCTTTTAAGTTAAAAACTTTTGCGTATTCTCGCAGAAATTTTAAGCTTTTTGTTTTGAGTTGGCTATGTATGGGGTGTTGGATAAACCCCCACACGTCGTTAGGTACTTAGAGAATGGTGGGGGTACACCCCCCTGCCACCCCTTTTCTTATGTGAGATAGCACTAACTTTATAGAGAGAATAACCATAACCCAAAACATAAACCCAAATACCTTTAAAAGGTAGCTTGTTACTACCATTATATGGCTTAGTAAGCCATATAAGTAAGCCGCTTAACCTACCATTACAAGGCAATCTATGCAATAAAGCAAGACTTCCTTTAACCGCTTACCTGCGGCTTTAAAAGCCTTGCTTCACTGTACCTATTTTACCACGCTTTTACCAATCTTATTCGCCGAATAAGCAAAACTTTATCATTATTTTTATTTTTTGCGTTGCTACAACGCCACCTCCGAAATCCATACACTACCCCGAATACTGTTACAATATAGACAAGGAAGGCAAGCAAAAAGCCAACCGAACGAAACAAACAAATAAATTGAATAAGCGAGGCGAACACAAATGTTGACTGTAAGAGATATAACAGAAGCATTAAAAAAGAGCCGCAAAGTGCAGGCTGACTTCACCGAACACGGCAAGAGGGCACGCAAAACCCGCTTAGCTAAAGTGTTAAAAGAAGGCGGCAAGTTGCCGAAACAAGAGCAACCGAAAAAATGGGAGCTTATGGCAATCCGCTTGACGGAAGTTGTCGGCGGCAGGCGTTTAAAAAGCGTACCGACCACGCTGTTAAAAGCGGTTGAACTTCTCGACGCCGAAACAGTGCAGGACGCTTTACAAAAACAGCTTGAATACCTGCCAGTACCCCGCCACAACGCCGCATTTGAACTCGAATGGGCGTACACAAGAGGTTGAGTTTGACCATAGCTTACAACACGCTTGTAAGTTATGAGGGTAATTCAACCCACAACAAAAGAATAACGAGGTGAACGCGGATGACTAAAAAGCATACACGTTGGCGGATGATAAAACGAGCGCACGCTCTTACGGTACGCATAATTCGTTTAAAATGGAACGCCTATCTCGACAGGCTTTGACTTGACCGTAAGCTGTAACCCGCTTACAGCTTACGAGGGTAGCCAAAGCTACTCGCAAAAACTAAATAATTATGAGGTGATTTAAGTGAAAGACTTATTCTTAACCCCGCAAGAACTCCTTGGAGTAACACTTTCAGCTTGTATAGGCCTGCCGACAGTGCCACGAGGATTAATCGTTATGGCCTTCGGTGATGACCCAGTTGACGGAACTTCAAACGCCTGCATACAAGGTGCTGGAGTGATTGGTGACGGCGATATTGCCACCGCTATAAAAGCGTTAGAGCAAAAAGCCAAAGAAATTGAGCGACACGGCACGCCAGTTAAATAGGTTTTGACTTGACCGCAGGCTATAACGAAGTTTGTAGCTTGCGAGGGTAGCCAAAACTATCCGAACACATGAAGTCTTGTGTAACCAATAAATTAAATATAAAAAGGAGTTGTGAACTATGTTAAACAACAACGAAATTACTTTGCACGAAGGCGAACACATTTGCGAAGAATGCGGCGCTATCTACAACGAAAGCGAAATGCGTGAAGTAGACGGCAAATGGTACTGCGATGATTGCTTCGATGATAGATTCACCACTTGTGTATACTGCGGTGAAATCATTGAACAGGATGACGCCCGCTACAACCCCGACGGCGAAGCGTGCTGCGATGATTGCTTCGATGGACATTGCTTCATCTGCGAACACTGCGGCGAAGTTTGTTGGCAGGATGACCGTAACACGGTTTATACCCAAAACGGACGTTATGGTTGGGATTTTGAAGATTGGTGCGATGATTGCCGTGACCGCCACGCTACTCAATGCGACCGTTGTGGCGAATGGTACAGTGATGATGACGAGCAGTGCCAACACTTAGACGGCGTTGACCTTAACATTTGCTCCGACTGCATCGACAACTACACTCGATGCTCTCAATGCGGCGAATGGGTAGAAAGTGATGACGCGTACTATGATGACTGCGGCGACCCGTACTGCCAAGATTGCTACGACGAAGATGGCGACGAAATTCTGTCGTATCACTGCTATCCTTCTGACCACTATTGGTACAGACTCAACCGTCCTGCCGAAGATGACAGGCACAAATTCCTGCAATTCGGCATTGAACTCGAACTTTGTGAAGGTGGCGAATACGGTACAAACGCCGCTCAAATCAAAGACGCATTCAATATGCACAACAAATATGACGTTGTTTGTATGCGTGACGGCAGTTTAGATGACGGTTTTGAAATCATCTCTCAGCCTGCGACTTTGCAGTATCACTTGAAGGATTTTGGTTGGCAAAAGGCTATGAAAACCGCCCAAGGCTTAGGTTATGTAAGCCATAACGGCGGCAAAGCAGGCCTGCATGTACACGTTGACCGTCAATATTTTAACGACGCGTTTGAAAATCCCGAAGTTGCGTTCATTATCTTGACGCAAAATAACCTCGACTGGCTCAAAAAATTCAGCCGCCGCAAAAATTGGGGTTATTGCCAATTCCAAAACGTTGAAGATTTTACCTTTACGCCCGACAACTTCAAAGACAGTGATGAAAACTCGTCGCTTGAATACATTGAGCGTATGCGTGGCCGCAACCACGGGCACCATGTAGCAATGAACTATGACGGCTATTCCACGATTGAGTTTAGGTTCTTCCGTGGAACGCTGAAATTCCAAACCTTCGCCGCAAGTTTACAGCTTGTGGAGATGATGTGCTACGCCGCCAAGCATCTGCGCAAAGAACAGCTTTGCAACGTTGACCTTAAATGGTTCAAACGCTTTGCAAAACGCAAAAATTATGCTGAATTTAACGCATATCTTGCCGAACGCGGCATTATGCAATGAGTTTTGACTTGACCACGGCTTGCAATCTGTAAAAGGCTTGCAAGTCGTGAGGGTAGCCAAAACACTATCCAATAACAAAAACTAAATAACGAAAAAGGAGGCTTGATACTATGTGTATCATTGCTTACGCTCCCGAAGGCGTACAAATTGCTGATAAAACCATTGAAAGGATGTTTGCCAAAAATCCCGACGGTGCAGGAATTATGTGGAAGCCCACCCCCGACAGTCAAGTTGAAATCCGTAAAGGGTTTATGAAAGTCGAGGATTTGTTGGAAGCATACCACCAAATTCCGCAGGAGTGCGAAAAAGCAATCCATTGCCGAATTGCGACAAGCGGCAAAGTGTCCGCAGGTTGTTGCCATCCCTTCCCTGTTCGTCCTAAAACAACGGCTATGAGGGAAAAGGTAGACCGTGCAAACATGGCTTTAATGCACAACGGCGTGTTCTACTTTGCAACGCCGCTGAAAGGCATGAAAGCCAATTACAGCGACAGCATGTTATTTGCGGCAAAATACCTCTATCCAATGCAAAAAATGCTTGATATGGAATGCCTGCAAACGCTTATTGAAGAAGCGTCAAGCTCCCGCCTGCTGATTATGCGCTACAACGCCCCCACGATTATGCTGGGTGACTGGCAATGTGACGGCGGCGTATATTACAGCAATGGAACGTACAAAGAAACGTATACCGTCAAAAGTTACGACTGGGGCAAAAGCTGGGGCAAATACGGCGACTGCTATGGATATGGGTATAGCGACGACCCTTGCTACGATATTGAACAAGGCGTACAAGCTCCGAAAGCCTACGTCATAAGCGTTGAAATTCCGAACAAGGACAAGACCGAGGACAGCATTTTAGAGGGATTAATTTGCGAGGAATTATACAACTTGGGATTTGACGTGACTTATTGCGAAACCACGCGCTCCAATTATATCGTTGGCGAAGGCGCGGAACGCGAAGTGTACTTGGAAGTTGACTCGTTAAGCGGCGTAAAACCGCCTGCAAAGATTAGCGGATATACCGTAGTTTACTTGGAGTGATGATAACATGAAAACAGCAATAAACATTTACTGCTTGCTGTATGGTTTTATGACAGAATTTGTGTTCGGAATTGCAAGCATAGTTGCGGCGGCGTACATATTCGCCAAAGCAATAGTCGGTTAGACTTGACCGTTGCCCATAACTTCGGTTGTGGGTAACGAGGGTAGCCTAACCGCCCTGCGGCAAGCGTTTTGACTTCCCGACGCTTCCGCAGGTACTACCCTAAAAATTAAATATGAGGTGATTTGCATGTTGATTGTAAAATACGAAGAACACCGTAACGATTATGACCGCCGTCACTTTGAGAAGTTTTTTAAGTCTTTGAGTGACCTCGAAGAATGGCTTTTCGGTCTTATGCGTTGGGAGTACAAAAAACACATGTGGTTTAATGTCAGCCACGAAGGTAAAGTTGCCTACAATGACCCCATTAAAATCCACCCAGCACAAGGCCCTTTGCGCTATTGGGTTCACCAAATTGAGCAGGACGGCAAAATCATTTTTAGTGACGGTATGTACACCAATAATCAAGCGTTTGCAACCAAAGCCGTGAAAGAATGGTTCTTGCACTGCGAAAACCGTGTCAACAAGCCTGCTTTCAACTTCGCCGAAGACGAAGATGAAGTTAAGCCAAAGCGAAATGACCTTGAAGCCGTTATCAAACTTGCCAACTGCAAGAGTTATGACAATTTGCTGCTTCTGCTCATGGATATTGGCACTATCGCAGGAAAAAGCGACGAAATGTTCCGTGTTATCGAAGGACTCGACGCTGTTTGCAACAAAGGCAACAATTAAGCCTATTTACAGCGCACAACCGCTTGTGCGTTGTAGGAGCGGTTTAATTGCTCAACAACTTAATAAAGGACGTGAAATTATGGAATTATACGACCTTGAAAGCATTTTGAAGCGTACACATTGCAAAAGCTACGCAGAACTCGTTGAAATTCTCTACTCTATCGCCGAATTAACCCAAAAAACTGCCGAAATCGAGCGTGTTGTGCGAGTTTTGGACGAAATCGACAGTGAAGACGGCGAATATGACCTGCCCTGACCACGTTTTAAGCCTGACCATAGCCTACAACAGTTGTTTGTAGGTTATGAGGGTGGCTTAACACTCAAAAAAACTAAATATGGAGGAATAACAATGGATAATGTAATCATTGATAAAGGCCATGACATTTGCTTCCACTGCGCCTGCGTTGAAGGCTACACAACGCTTTCAGCCTGCGAGGCTCTCTGCGAGCGCTACTACATTTGCGGTACAATCGCAGAAGCCAATGACGAACTTGTTAAATATGAACAGGAAGGAGAGAGCGCAATGAAAACCTTGTATGGACTTACCAAAGGCCAAATGCGGTTTGTTTACGAAGAAGTACGCATTGACTTTCTCAAAAAAGACCTTGCGAACTATATTGACTGCTATTTAAGTGAAAACCCGGACGATTATGACCTCGACAGACTTGTTTACCTTGTAGACAGTTACGAAGCGGGTTATGACGTGCCCATGAAGCGCTTATTTGAAGCAGCAATCGAAGACTACAACAACGGCGGAGGTGTTTACTGATGAAAAAGTACAAAAACACTGAATTTCTCGCAGAAGAATGGCGTAAGCGGCTTAAAACAATCAAGGGCTTAGGTGCATACAGCGACCGCGAAGCAGGTTGCGCAGACGGTGAAGCAATGGCTTATGCCGCCGTCTTAGATGACCTTGAACGCGCACCCGAAGTCGATGAAGAAACGATTTACCGCCGTGTAAAGCGCCGTTATCTCAAAGAGGACATCGAAGCCGTCCTTGCAGATGACTTTGACATTGAAGAACCGTCTTATGACATGCTTTGCGAGCTTGCAGATATGGCAGAAAACGCTATGGAATGGAACCTCGCACCTCGGAACGTAATTCATGACACAATCCAATATTACTTGGACACGCACGGACTTTGAGCCTGACCACAGCGTATCACAAGCTGATACGTTGTGAGGGTGGTTCAAACCCGCATAAAAACTGAATAATTTTAAAGGAGTTGATGATATGTTTAAATTCAAAGGCATTTATCAAACAGCAGGCATTAGTGCCGCCATTAGAGATGACCAAAACTTTAACGAAGGCGTTACCAAAGCCATGTACAGGTTTATAGTAAAAGACTGGGGCGACACCTGCGACGAAGACAAGGCTATGAACGAACAATCATTGAAAGACGGCTCGCGTATTCTCGCAGTCTACAACATCGACGATAAAACAATCTGGATTATTGCCGACGCTGAGGACGAAAACGGTCTGAGAACAGCAACTATTTTGTTCCCTGACGAATACTAATCCAAGGAGGTACAGAAATGATTGGAGAATGTCAAGCAATGAGTCCTGCGGACAAATACGCCGCATATTTGAAGGGTTTTAAGCCGTTTAGCGTAAAACGCAAAATATATAACCCTCGTTCTTCTTCCGACGAACAACATGGTGCCAAAGTATGCTGTTATAGGCAAAAAGGAACAAGATTTACGCAAAAGCGCCTAATCATTTGGAGCGGATTTAAAAATCTGTTTGAAAACTGCGATGTAACGGTTATGTATAATGACGAAGAAAAAGCGTTTGTTCTTATGCCAGCCGACTTCGGTTTGAGTTTAAGGCATTACACCGGCACTACTGACAGGTGCATAAATAACGCCACGCTTGTAGATGCCATTATGGAAAAATATGACCTTAAACCGGGCACCGTACAAATACTGCGCACCAAGCGCGTTGGCGACCTGCTGTTCATCTACGACCCTAAAACACCAATTTAAAAGAAAGGAAGCGCCCGCCGAAAGGTTGGGCGCATTGGTATATCTGCGATGTTAAAAGCTAAAAAGATTAACTATGAATTTAAAACACCTTCGTTCATCCCACCAGAACTGACTGCGGTCAAAACAACGGCACCGTTTCTCAACACTCACGGCTACCTTGTAGAACTTACCTTAATGCAGGGAAATGGCGGCTACAACATACTTTGTCTGCGTCAACGCATTGAATGTGAGCCACGCCGCACCGAACTGCTGAAAGCAAGCGGTCTTGCCGCCGCACACAATGCTATCTACCTCAACATTTCCCTTGAAGAAGCCGAAGCGTTTAAATTTCTTCCCGAAACAGATGACACGGCAGGAAAACAAGCCGCACAAGCATTTGTAGAGCATATTTTAGAGCGCATTGAATACACTGAAACAAATGACTCTTTAAATCCGCAAATCTATGCTCACGCCGCCTATGGGCTTGATGACTCACTTTTGTCCTACAACCGCCTGCTTCCGCCTTACGATACTCTTGTATCGGTGTTCAAACTTCAAAAATTTTACGAATTTACAAGCGGCAAAGCGGTAAAAAAATACTCACGCGAATTAAAGAAAAAACAAGGAGCAAAATCGTAAGTAATCATTATGGACATTTCTTTAAGAACGGTTATAATGGAAACAGCAGGACACTACCTGCAATTCATCATCCGCACCTTTCAAAGTTTTAGAAAAAAGAGCAATCGCACAAAAACGATTGCTCTTTTTTCTTTGCTAAAATACCCTTATAAGCCCTAACTGGATGGCACATTCGCGTGCATACCTTATGCCAGTATCGCGGGCGGCATAATATTTATCTTTTGTTATTTCTAACTTTGCACATGTAGTCGGCCATGGTTCGTTTTGAAAACGCCGTGACAGCACATTACAAATTATCCTGTCATGCTCACGGAAATGAGTATATGTCTGCTCTACAACAAAAATCCAATCTTCGGGGCGTTTAATAACTTCCTCCGTGGTTTTTCCGCCGTCAATCGTAACCTGCTTAATTGGCGCGCTGTGCTTCATCGCCAGTATCGCAGTAGGGTCAGAAACAAAGCTATGATTTGTCGGCGCACCGCCAGTCTTTCCGCCTGAACTATAATAGCCCAACTCCATTCGCGCGTCATCAATGGCGCGCTTTATTTTTTTATAATTCCAAAATATTTTTTCAACAAGGCTGAACCCCACTTCTCTTTCGTTTGACGACGTAAACCTGCTTCGCCAGTTGCGCCGTCTTTTAAACTGATTATGCGTTTCGCAAGTCATAACTTAACTCCCTGTAATTCTTTGGCGCACCCAGCAGGACTTCAACCTTCTGTTGCTTGGTGTACCTCTTAACTACAAGCAATCCAACAATCTGCGACTCCTTTTCAAAAGCCAACCCTTTCAAAGCGTCAATAATAACCTTGCTTAACCGCGTAACATTAGGCCTTCTTGCGGCCAAAATGTCGCCTTTCAGCATGCTTTCTTGCAAGTGCTTAATCTGCACCTTGCCCGGTCCTAAACACACCGTCAAGACCAAATACAGCGGTCCTTTCTCGCGTTCCCAGTTCTGCGCCGCCATAGCATACTTGCAGGCGAGTTTTATAACCGCACCGTATGCCTTCGCTCCGCCTCCGCTTGCCGTTTCGTTGATAGCACCTTGGCAAAGCGGCCTTCCCGGAATGGTAAAAGCAAGCTGCTTATCGCTCAAAAAACGATATGGCACATTATCACCGCCTCAAAAACTCATCAAAAATCAATTTCTTCCTGTTCTGCACTGCCGAAGCTATCAAAATTAGCCCTGTCGCTGTTGTTCTGTCGGTAATCCATAAATTCCACGCTATTGGCAACAACTTCAAAGCGGCTGCGTTTGCTTCCGTCCTTGGCAGTATAACGGTTCATCGTGGCAACGCCATCCACAATAACCCTGCGCCCTTTGTCAAGGTTATTGCCGCAAATTTCCGCCAGCTTGCCAAAAGTCACAACATCAAAAAAGTCGGTAGTGTCCTTAGTAAACGGTCTGTCAACAGCAAGCGCAAAATTAGTAACGCTTTTTCCGTTAGCGCTTACGCGCGCCTCTGGGTCGCGGGTAAGTCGTCCTGAAATGGTAATGTGGTTCATTTTTCTTCTCCTTCCAAATGCTTAATTAAGTGGTTGATATACCATTGTGCCTTTTTAACGTCTTCAATGCCGTTTTTGCGCCGCCATCTCCAAAGATATTTAATTGCATTAGCTGTGCAAACAGCCTCAATGCCCGAAAGGCCAGCAGTAGCGCTTTCAAGGGCTTCAATGCACTCCACCTTGCCTTGGGTATAATGTGACGGATGCTGCACAGCGTCATTTGTTTTGTCAACAACAGACCCAGCTTCTTTCAGCATATCGTCATGTAGTTTAAACACGCCATGTTTGCCAAAATCCACTTGGTAGCTGCCGTCATGCAATACTCTTTTAATCTCACCAACGCCCATGCCTTGTTTTTTGTGTTCTACCTTATCTCCAACTTTAAACATCATTTTTTACCTCCTTCAAATTTAATAAAACGCCTTCTTCTTGCAGCATTTTAAGGCATATAACCATCGTTTCCAGCATTGTTTGTAACCGCAGGTTTGCATAACTCGGAAACCGAACATCTAAAAGCCCAGCTACCTCGTCTGTAACAACAATAGCGTTCAGCTTTAACTGCCGTTCTGCCCCGACTATTGGAAACTGCGTCGTCATCGAAACGCTGGCGCAGTCAATAACATCTCCTGTATCGTTTAGGTTTTCAGCATGTCCTTTGACGATATATCCATAAATATATCCTTTTTCATCACGTCGGATTTTAACATTAATCATCTTTGCCTCGTTGTTCCCACTTCTCGCCAGCTTCAACAATTTTGTTAATCAAATAATCCACGCTTTTATTTGCCTCGCCCTGCATAATTTCAATATTTTGCGGCGTTACATAACTGGCCACAATCATTCTCGTAAGCGTTGTTTGGCTTGGTATTAGCGCAAATAGCACGGCACACACCAAACCAATGCAGACAAACAATTTTATTTTTTGTTTGTATTTTACGCTATAATCTTTATCGCCAAGCTTCACAATCCAATCCAAGCAAAACCACATAGTTATTCCAGTAGCTAAAAGGCCTATAAAGCCTATCAAGCTGCGCAAATTATCAACCACAGACATCCAGTAAAAAATCCACGGGTTAATAATTGGTTCGTTCATGTATTCCCTCCTAAATCAACATGTTAATGAAAAACAGCAGCACAACCACAATCGTTACTATCCAGTCCGTAAATTCGTCCAATACAATGCCACGCTTTCTGCGCCGCACGTCAGCCCATACAAGCAATACTTGGCATACTGGGCATAACAGCTTAGCAATAAGCCAGTAAACCTCTTGTTTCGTCATACGCCACCTCAAATAAACTCTCTTTCGTCATTGAAAAGTGCGTGTGCTTCCGGGTCGGTGTTGCCCTGTGGAAGTAAAATTTTAGGTTTGTTACTCGTCATAAACTCGCACTCACCTTCACAAACATCCTCGCGGCCTACCGGGATGCCCAAGCGATGAAACATCTTGCGGTACTCACAGTCCTTAACATATTTGCCTTGCGGGCAGGAATTACAGCACATCAACGCCATCTCGGCAATCAAAGCCAAATCATCATAATCAACGGTAATACGGTCATCAATCCTGCCTTTGCCGACACGCAAGTTGTGCGTTGTTTCCATAACCATTTTGCTATGCTGATTGCGCCTTGCGACGCTTTCAAGCTGGTCTTTGTCCAGTACGGCAACGCGCTCGTCGGTAATTTTTTGCAAAAGTGTTGCCGACATTCTCATGTCCTTCGCCCAACGCTTTTCCTTCGGCGTTTTGGCGGTTTTCTTGGTGTTTGCGGCAATAATATCCAGTTCACCCGCTAAAATGCCTACCTTCAAAAATTCCAGCAGTGCCGGGCTGCTCATATATGGTAATTCTCTCATAATTGTTCCCCCAGATTTTACTCAAAAACGAGTAAAAAGCAATCTCAACGTTTCTTCCTGACCGGCTTAATTGCACCGGCTTTTTCTTTTACAGCACCAACGTTTATAAAATAGCCGATAACCTCAATTTCAGTTCTCGGCGTTTCGCTATAAAAAGCCTCATAACTTTCTTTAAAAATCTGCTTATCATCATGGTACACAATACCGTTCATTGCGTCCAACACGAGTTTCAATGTATTATCGCAATCCGGCTTTGTAAGCGGCACTACCAGCTCCATCGCGGCCGCTTTTTTAAACCATGCAGGTTTGCTGCTGGGTATCTCCCTGTACGACCTAATTTTTACTTCAACAGGCATTTCCGGGTTGGCGATTTTCCAACCGCTACGTTCCACCTCGCCAATAACCAAGGCCTTCACCGTCTGCTTTAGCTCCGCAGACTCTTTAGGGTCATAAGCGCGCCCGGTTTTAAAACTAAACCGCGGCCTGCTCTGCCCCTTCGGCTTGCCCGGCACCGTCAACTTGAACGTTTTGCTTCCTTCGTGCAACAACAATTTTTCTCTCCCTCTTTTCGCTTCGTAATTTCTTCTTAGCATACGGTTTTAGCTTCTCGCGCGCCCGCATATTCTGTTCTGCTTTAAACCCCGGCTTGCGGCGATTGCTGTAATCCTCGCCAACCTCGCGCCAAAATTCTTCCGTAGTCATCCAGCGGCAGCCGCAGTCGCAGCACTCACGTTTGCGCACCACCGCCGTGTCAAGCGGTTTGCTTTCGCGCAACGTCCTTGTATCAATAACTAAATTATTCTCACTACCGCATTTTGGGCACTGCATCGTCATTCTAATCACTCCCCGGTACTGCCAAAGCCGCCGGTGCCACGCTCCGTTTCAGAAAGTTCGTCAACCTGCACGAGTTCAAACTGCGGGGCAGGCACAATAACTAATTGGCACACTCTTTCGCCAACATCGTATACCGTATCTCCTTCATCAACGTAAAAAACAGCAGATACGCTATCTCTAAAATCGCTATCAATAACGCCAACGGAATTTCCCATTGACAATCCCTTTTTTATCACAGAGCTACGTGGAAATAATAATCCAACATAACCTTTGGGTATTTCAAACGCAATTCCAGTATCATATTTTACTGTTTTGCTGTTAATAAACACTCTGCCAACAGCGTACAAATCGTAACCCGCACTGCCGTCCGTAGCTTTTAAAGGAACTTTGGCATCTGGGTGTACTTTTTTAAATTTAAGCATTTATTTTGCCTCCTTAATCTTTAATTTCTTACTCGTCCTTCTTAATACATGGTGTATCTTCATGTGTTCGCTTGGTGTTAGCACTTGAAGATTATCAACACTATTATTGGCATGGTTGCCATCAATATGATGTACACGATACTCTGGTTTTAAATAACGATTGCCGCTGATTAACTCAAAATACTTAGGGTCATATTTTTCGGCATTTAATTCAACTACTCGCCTGTGTTTCTTCACTCTGCCATTTGGGCTGGCATAAGGATGTTCCGGGCAATAAACCATAACATCCATTTGTCTTGAATTTTTGCGCATTATTTCACTTCCTTTGAAAGAAGCATTTTTATCGCCCTTCAAACCAAATTGATGATTTCCGGCGCCAGCCATATAAATGCTGCGATATTTTTTGTTACATTCCATCGAACAACAAGCTTTTAATTTGCGTTTTGCAAGAGCGGATGGTTTAACTCGGAATTTCTTTCCGCACACCGGGCAAGTACAATTTAGGTTTTGCTTTTTCTGCCAATCTCCAAAACACTTATGAGAGCAAAAATTATGTTTGGCATTTAGCCGTTTTTTGTGAAAAATCTCAACATCACATCCGCAGTTTTCGCACTTAACAATTTTTAAAGCTTTCACTTAATCCTCCCTCCAACTCAAATGTTTTATATAAATCCTCGTGCAGTTCCGTTACTGCGTCATCAACAATGCCTTTAATCATTGCCTTCGGCAAACCTTTGCCGCCAAACCACTTTTTCTTAAAAAACTTAACATCTTCCCTGTACGTTTCTTCGCTGTTATCACAGCTTTTGTACCAGTCATAGCTGTGCAACAAGCAAAATATATCCCACGCCAACTCGCTGATTATCCTGTCCTCCAGTGGGTTGAGCCTGCGTGCAATTTTAGATTGTTCAAACCCTCTGTCGCCATAATTCGGGCACATCCACTCAAAAATCGTGTTTGCAGCATGGTCATTTTGATAATCCCAATGTCCGCCGCTCATTTAACATCACACTCCCCATAAATACCGCAGTGCCTGCCACGTCCAAAAACTACCTATTTCGTAGCAAACGCCTGCTACAAACGCCAGCACACCTACAATAACAGCTAATGCTACTAATCCTCTCATAATCACCACGCTCCATGGTCATCGCAAATTGTAACTTCTACGCATGTTTTTTCGGCATTATCCCAACCGACGATAACCGGGTAATTAGTTTCACTTACAATTTGCATTAATTCGTCAATGCTTTTTATTTCTGCTTCTGCCCAATGCTCATGCTCTGTGCCACACAACCGGGCGCCTAATCGCGCCATCGCTTTGCTGTAATATGGCACTAACGGTCCATCGTAATATCTATGTATTCTTGCTTTCATTTTTACACTTCCTCGTCCATTGTTGCGCCGCAACGCGGGCAATAATTGTGTAAACCAAAATCAGGGTCTTCTAAAACAGAGTCACCGCACACTGAACATTTATAGTAATACAAAGTTTCGTACGCACCTGTGTAATACTCGTTAGTTTCTATCCAATGTCCGTGCTTGCGTTCTTCGACAACTGGCAAAGCCCGCATTGCTGTTTCGATTACCGCCCAATCGGACGGATAGTGTTCCACAGCATCACAAGCTGTTTTTATTGCTGCTTCAAGCTCAATTAATCGCATTTTTGCACCTCCTGCCTATTGCTAACGCCGATATGTTCTGCCTCAAATTTGTCGGGCGGTACCGTTACATCGTACATCTCGCAAAACTGGCATTTTGCCGTATATCCACCGCGCCAGTGCTTGCAAAAAGCGCACCAGTTAATCGTCGGCCTCATTCCGCGTCGCCCCCTAAATACTTTTTCCGCAGTTCAGGCAATGCAGCATCACATTCTGCCTTTGTTTTAAATATCATGCCTGCTTCTTTAAGTGCAAAATCAATCGGGCTATTGTGCCAAGCTGCCGGGCAGCTGTATTGAAAATCTGCTGCCGGAAAATAATAATGTTCGCCGTCTTTCGGTTTCCACGGCACTTTAACTATTTCAAGTTCGCCTTTTAAGATTTTTGGCAACATAACATTTGAACATTGCCACCAACCGTCTGGCGCGTAAAAGTACAATCCATTTTCAGTAAACTTATATTTTGTTTTTCTGCCGTCGAGTTTAAATTCTTCTCCCAATTCAACGCCCAGTATATTAGCTACGTCTTGCATATAGTTTTTAGCCATTCATGCTCACCTCTTTAACTGTTCCAACCGCAAATTCACGGCTGCCGTTAAGGCAAGCCTCACATTTTCTAACCGCCTCGCCGGAAGGCCATCCATACAGGTCGCCTTTTTTTCTGTAAGTATTTGTGTTTAGCCATGCCCCATAAAGCAAGCAAGCGTGCTTGCCAAATTTTTTTGAATGTGCCGGGCATTTTAAGCAGTTACGTCCGTTTGGTATTTTTATCTCAATCACTACCGTTCGCCCGCTTGCTATGCCATCATCAACATATCTTTTAGCCATTTGCAAGCCTCCTTACTTCGCTTAGCGCCTTGTTCGCTTCGTCTATTGCTTCTGAAACCCTAAAACATGCTTCGCGGCAATCTTTATTGCCGTCCAGTCCAAAACACTGATTATCTAAAAACTTCCAAGCCTTGTGCAGCCTGCGTATACCGGCGGCAATTTGCAATGCCGCTTGGTTGCACGCCGCTTTATTTATAGTTTTTTTATCCATGCCTGCCTCCTATACAACCAACGTAAAGTTTGGCGCTTTACGCATCTTTTTATTGCCAAAAATAGCCATTATCTCAGCATCGGTGTACTTCTCATCAAGGTTGGTAGTATAAAACATTAAGTCCGGGTTAAATCGTGTGCGCAATCGTAACGCGCGCACCGTTTTGTTATTTGCTTGACCCGGCAGAAGGTAATGTGCCGGGCCAAGTGAATCAACACAAATCACTTTCATTCTGATGCCTCATTCATTTCCGAACCACAATGAGGGCAATAAGCCCATTCTGGATTATTTGTTGTTTCGTTATTGCCGCATACCGAACATTCCACACGCTTTTCAAAGCAAACGCCTTCTTGCCAATGGCACAGCCAGTGGCCATGTTTGCGTTCCTCGATGGTAGGCGCTTGCCTTACTATTAAGTCAGCCACAGCTCCTGCGCCATCGGCAAAAGCTAATTTGTAAGGATAACGATGAGAGCCAAGCATCATGCTTTCCCTGTAACATTTTTCGGCTCCCTTGATTTCAGATATTAAAGCGTCTGCATCAATCGGCCTCACCAATCGTCATCTCCAATCATAATGGCGCCGCAGTTTTGGCAGTAATTACCTTTGCTATAAAGTCCAAACCTGCTGCCGCAAACACTGCATTTGATAAAATTGTTATTCTTATCAGGCGGATTTATTTCTATCCAGTGGCCATGCTGACGTGTTTTGGTTACTACCGGGCGCATATTAGCCACGCAAGAAATCGCATTGTTCATCCCGGAGCGCACTCCGCTATCAAACATATTATTCCCACTGATTGCCGTTCTGTCGCGGTTAAACTTCAAATATCCTAACAACTGGTCTTTGTTTATAAGCTCTGGCACCTCTTTTTTCGCCGGTGTATACGTTTCGTTCATGTGCCAATCCCAGTAAACATCGGTATCAAATTCTCCTGCGGCGGCAAGTTTTGGGAAATTGTTGCCATACCTGTAAGTTCTTTTGAATCGAGGGTCAATATTTAAAAGTAAATCGTTCAGACAAATATCAATGACGTGTTTGTTGATAAAAACAACTGTGTATTCCTCGGTAAGCCTGCTGTCAAAAAACTCATAGCAATAAGTGCGAACCTCGCCTTTATCGCCGAAATCAGCCAGTTTGCGCTTCATTTCCTCATAACTTAAAACATCTGTGGAGAAATTTAACGGAAAGCCAACTGAATCGGCGTGTACGAAAATTGTTTTTCCACTTGTGCCGCGTTTTACAATCTCGATATTTTCAGCCGTTGGCAATTTAACTTTAGTCATATCCGCCCCTTCTTTCCGATGCCCATAGCTTCGCGTGCGGCTCTCAGCAATGCAATATCTTGGTGTACCATTTGTTCCAGTTCCCAAAGGAACCCTTCAAACACCTGATGGTCACTATCGCCACACTGCTCGCAGTACAACTCATCACTGTCAAGCTCATCTTCCGTAACGTAATAGCCGCCGCCAAGATGGTCCTCGTAGATGTAAAAGTAGCTGTCTTTATTGATTTTCAATGTGTACACCGCCTTGCGACAAAATCTGCTTCTTAATCTCAAAGCAAATCATTTCAAGAGCTACCTCTTTAGGGAACTGGGAGTAAAACTCGGTATCAAGCAAGCAATTTACGGCAGCCACTATCATTTCCTCTAAACTTCCCACACTTCCACTTGTGTTGGCACGAAGCGCATCCTCCGTATTTATTGCAATCAACAGTCCTTCAAGATTTTCTTTGCCGATTTTATCAATTTTTTCAGTCAGCCACTGCAACGCATTTTCAACCTTTTTGGCTTCCAGTTTTTCCATTTTCTTCTTCCTCCTTAAACAATTCGTCCAACACGCGCGGTGCGTACTTTTTATCGCCGTTAATATAATTCAGTTCCTTCTGCATCACGTTTATCGTCTTAAATAAATTTTCCCTTGCCGTTACGTTCGTCGCACTCCATAAACCAAGCGGTTCCAGCAGACTCTTAATGTCTTTAGCACGCCTGCGGCGAATGCTGTATTCGCGTATCAGCTTATACACATCGCTGCGCTTTTTACGGTCGCTTGTGTATTTTAGTTCGCAGTAATGCCTAATATCGCCAAAGGCCTTGTCGGCTTCGTTTATTTCCTCATCGCACATTCTTAAAATGCTATGCGCTTCATTCAACAGCTTTTTAAACTCTGCGGCAGTTTTGACAGCAGCATCGCAATCAAACTCCACCATTCTTTTCACCACGCCTCCTGCGATAATTCGGCAAATAGCGTTTGATGTAGTTATAGACTGCCGATGGCTCTAACTCCAACGTATTTGCAATGTTCCACGCCGCTTTTCCTTGGGCCAGCATTATAAAAATCTGCCTGTGATACGGCTCCCAATCAAAAGTGCCCTTTCGTTTAATTTTCGGCGGAATAAACTTAGGAATTTCTATTTCTTTTTCTTGCTCGGAAATTAAATTTTCTCCTTTGATTTTCTCCCCAAGACGGACACCGAATTTTGTTTCAACGTTTTTATCCTCACCCAATATGTAGTGTTCGCCTCTTATGCAAGGCTGAACATCAAAAAATGGGCAATAATACGTTTCGCCACCGCAGTGATGAAGCCTAAAGCATTTAAGACAATTTACTCTTGCCAACCTGCTCACCAACCTTAGCCTGTGCTACCAGTTTGGGCAATTTTTCGACCTGTTTTGCTATAACCGGGCACAGCTCATTAAACTCATCTGCATCCATTTGCTGACCAATGGACCCTAAAAGTTGCATCGCAAGGTTTATAGCCCCAAGCGCGCCATATTGCGCTACCTGTACTCCAACTGCGCTTCCGGCTTCGGTTTCAACCACATAGCAAAGCCCGGTTATATTACCGCAAGAGTTAATTGCCGTTTCAAACTCTTTAAGTTGCTGTCTTTTAGCTTCTTCGCTCACAAATTTTTTTGCCATTTTTATCAATCTCCGTTTCTGTCGTGAAATTCAAACATTTGCAGGAAGGTTTTGATGCCGCTCTCGCAAACGGAATTGCCCCTTCCTGCCGTTTTTTGTGTTCAAGGGTATACTTGTGTTAAAAGCCACCGTTTAAACCGCGTAAGCGGTAATTTTTTGCTCTGTCCCTGCCAATGTTGAAGGCATATCCTTTTGACCTCTCGTAAATCCTACTGCCTACGGCTTCGTCAAGGTCTGCAATCTCGCTTAGGTAAAACTCGCTGGAAATTATGGTCACGAGGTCCGGGCGATTGTAGCGGGCATTTAAAATTTCAAATGCGAGGTTGAAGTCTGCTGTTGTCGGCTGACCACTGTTTGTTTTCAAAAAATCGTCGATATACAAAACATCAACCGTTTTCAGCGGTTCAACCAGTGCCGCATATTCTTCGGGGTACTTGACGGTTGCTTTAATCACTGTGCTGTCATCGCGCCACAACATGTACCGAGCCTCACGCCCACTGTTAATCAACTTGCGGACTATGCCAGTGCAGATGTGCGTCTTGCCGCTTCCTACCTGCCCGCCCATAAAAAACCAACCTTTAGGCGCGTCGGCGTACTCGTAGGCCTTCATGCAGATACTGCGTTGCCAATCGTTGTCGGCGTTGTAGTTTTGCAAAGTATAAGCAGGGTTAATGCCGCTTTTTTCCAGTCTTGCATTACTGCGGCGCACCGCCATGCACTTGCACTCCACCAAGCAGAACGCCCCGTGCTGTAAAACGGCTGTGTAGCCTTTGTTTTTACAAACATCGCAGTTATAACCAGTCATGTCGCCAATGCCGCTATTGTACTGGTCAACCGCCCTCTGTTGTTGCTGCTCATAAGAAATCTCCGAGCTTTGGCTTTTCTGCCTTGCTATCGCCGCCAGTTCGGCAAGCCTGCCTGTCAGCTCCATACTGTCGTCCCGCCTTTCTTTTTATCTCGTTTTTGTGCTTCTCGAACTCGCCGATAACCCACGCTTTAATTGCTCTAAAATCGTCACGGTAAGTTTTGCCGGTTGAGCCTTTGTAGTTATCTAACCTCTCGATGCACCACTGCGCTCCCTGCTCCCCGCCTGTTAAAACAACCAGCTTATCGTATTCAGCAGGGGTCATCCTTACAAACTCTGCATAGGCTGTCTTTTCTGGTTTCGCTTTTGCTTTGCGTTTGGGCTTAGCTGTTTCAATGGGGGGATTATAGGGGGGGTATAGTATTATATATATTTTCTTTATATTCTTCTTTATTTTCTTTTATTAATGTAGGATGGCCCTGAAAAGACTGTTTGATGGCCCTGCGCTGGTCCTGTTGATGGCCCTGCTGTTGTCCCTCGTCGGCTTCGTCAACTTGGTAAAGCCGCCAATTCACTATGGTTACAACATATCCATCGTTGGTCTTGCCGCTGGCCCTGTTGATGGCCGCGAAGCCATCGTTTTTTAACTGTTCGATGGCCCCGCGAACAACCTTTCGTGTTATTGATTTATCATTGCCGTTGTTACAAGCGTTTTCAATGTCCTTAGTGGTTGCAACAAATTGTCCGGGCGTCAGCTTTATTTTTTTGCCGCTGTTCAGCACTACTTCCGTTTCTTTCCAGCACGCCATCCCAAGCATCGTTATCAGCACAACCCTCTGCAAATGGCTCATTGCAATCCAAACAGTGCTTTTAAAAAGTGACCTGTGAATCTTAAAATAACCGTTCATATTGCGCCTCTCGGCAGTTTACTGCCTTTAAAAGCCGCTGTCTTTGGCAATATCCATGCCGGGAATCATGGCTACTTTTTTAAGTTCAGGCGGCAGCATTAAGATTGCCGTTAAAGCCTGCTGGTACTCAGAAAAGAACTTGCTGACAGCTTCTTCATGTTCTTCGGGAACCTTGTAACTTGCACGCGCAACCTGCACAGCGGTAGATACCAAAGCCGCCCATTCGGTCAAAGATGCGTCCAAAGTCATTCGTGATTTTCTGACATCGGGCCTTGTCTGCATAAATTTTTCAAGATTATCAACCTGTTCTTCGATGTTTTTGTAGGTCTTTTCGTTGTCCATCATTTACCCTCCATTGCCTCTCTGATAATGCGCTCTGCTTCGGATATTGCTTCTTTTGCGGCTTTCTTCTTGTCATGCTCGGCTTCTGCTTGCTTAGCCGCTTCCACAACAGCTCTCCGAATTTTGCCTTTAACTGCCTCGTTTGTTTTTGACAAAAGAACTTTTTGAGCGTCCTCCGACGAATTTAAAACCGCTGTAAGCAATGCCAAAAAGCTGCTTTGATAATCAAGCACCTTACGCGCAGTTTCTTTGTCGAAGTTTTGGCTTTCCATCGCTACAACGGTCAAGATTGTTGTCAACTGGCTAAATTCTTCCACCGTCATATCGAGCTTCACTCTTGCGTTCAAAAATTTATCTGCAATGCCCATAATTTTGCCTCCTTGCTATGTAGTGGGCGGCAAATCGCCACCCACAATATATTGTGTTATTGCTCAGATTCAGCAATTTCTTCTGCGCTAAAATCGTCGCCATCAAATAACTGTTTTGTCTTTTCAGCAGATACACTGCCGTCTGCCATTTTTACATTTTCACCAGCAGGATAATTTCCCTCTGGCATAACTTCAACTTCGGCTTCCGTGGTTTCAATTTCAGCATCATCGGTCGGGTTAAATTCGCTGTTAAGCACATCGTCTTTTTCAAAAGCGCTTTGCATTTCAACGGAAAGCGGCCCCCAGGTGCGAAGCATATCCATCAGAACAGTTTTGCAAGCCATTTTATCGAAATCGGTCTGCCACGGACCGTTGTTGAAAGATTTACTAAACCTTTTTGCGTGTGCAGTTACTTGCTCCTTGGACCAATAGCTTGCCTTTCTAAAGCCGTTTAACAGTTCAAAGTAGGCATAATATCCTACAACCACATCAGACTTCTTCTCGCCAAAATATGCGCGTTCATCGAATTTGTCCCATTTTTCAATTTCACCCTCACAAACCGGCACAACATTAATTTTTTTATACTGCCCGCTTCTTTGCGCAAGGGCCACCAAGCCGCGGTAGCCCAGCTGAAAGGCCGCAGTGCCTTTATACGGCACGATATATGCCTGCCCCAAGCTCGGTACAACAGGCAAATCCAGCGATGCCGCAATGGAAGCGGCAGACAAAATTGTCTGCGGATGCGCCTTCTGCAAAAGACTGTTGTTCGTTACAACGCTCATCACACTGCTTAAAAACGCAGGGCTTCTTTTGCCAAGCATTTCCTCAAAGCGTTTCTTTACGCTCTCGGTTTTAATAAGTGCGCCCAGTGCAAGATTACCTCCGCTCTGTACTGGTTTCTGTTCTGCCGTTTTGGTAAGTAACCCACCTTTAGTGTTTGCCATGTTTAAGACTTCCTTTCTGTAATTCTCAGCACTCTCTGTGTGCCTCTAATCAAATATTTTTCATACACGCCGGGGTAATCACGTTCAAACTGCTCACGGTCAAAATACGGCTTCTTCGCCTGCGTTTTGTACCATACGTTGTAGCCCGATGTACGCCCAAACTCGTGGTTTTCCAACACCATGCGAAGTTGGTTCTCCTTTAAATCAATCGCCTTGTCAAGTTCTTTTTTGCTTGCTTTCAGGCTCTTGATGTCGCCGCACAAAATATCGTACTGTTCTTCCATGTCCAATGCTTCTGTGCCGCCGCCGGGGAACTTAATTTTAAGCGCGTCCGTGCAGGCCTTGGACGAATCTGCGTCCGGCAGTCTGCCACCCTTGACACATTCTTCCCAAAACTTCCTCTCAGCTTCCATCAGCGCGTCGCTGTCAGCTTGGTTAAACTCAACCGTGCGTACAATGTAGTCGGCACCGTTATCAAACAGGCAGGCAATGTAGCAGTAGTCCATTTCAAGTACCGTCATATAATGCAGCACTTGGCAGTAATATGCGTCCGGGATGCTGTCCTCGCCCCAACGGTCTTTGAAATAACTGGCCGATGTTTTGCATTCCAAAAAGGCGTTTTCACCTACCAACATACGGTCGATAGAAGCGCAGGCCCAAGGGTACTTGTCATTCACCCACACGCCGCTTCTGCGCACCTTTTTGCGCTCGTCCATACAAAACCTCTTGGCAACAATTTCTTCCGCCTCTTGCCCAAACCAAACGCGCGTATTGTTGCTTAAATCTTCCGCCTCTGCCTGTCCTGTCTTTTCAAGCCACAACGCAAACGGACTTCTGTGAGTATTTACGCCAACCACAACGGCGGCATCGCTACCGCCAATGTAGTTTTTGCGCAAATCCAGCCACGCTTGCCTGTTTTTGTTCATATCCTCGGCAGTCATAACCAGTTTAATGCTCATTCGTTTGCCCCTTTTCTGTTATCTTTAACGCTTACGTTGGCAGAGTCCAGCAGTTCTCTGGCTTTTTTAACAACTGTGCGTTCCGGCATCCCCATTGCTTCTGCCTGCGCAATCAACGATGCTACTGCCGCTGGAATATCCTCGGCTTTAAGAGATGTAAACACGCTGGCCTCCCGGCTGTCGTTGTTAATTAAAACACAGCACCCGCTCACCTTTTCTGCGTCGGCATCCTTGATAAATTCTTTAATCTCATCAAATACGGTTCGTTTGCCTTCTGCGTTTTCACATTTTTCCATGGATTTTTGTGGTGCTTCTTCACATTTTTCCGTGATTTCTAAGCCATCAGCTTCTTCATCACATCTCGGAACCAGCTTGTCAAATCTTTCGGAAGCTCTTGCCATTTCCGCCAATGTTTCAAGCTGGTCCGCTTCTGTACCAACTTCGCCCCGCGCGGCTGGGGTTACAACCTTTATAAGCAAAGTTGTAGCGGCGCGTACCGCAAAAGCAGGATTACCGGCAAACACGAGCTTTATTCCATCGTTTTCCTCTACTGCTAAAGCAAATGCTTTGTTTTCTTTAATCGCCAAGTTTAAAATATCTTTAACGCCCTTCGCGTTCTCTGTTGTTGCGTTTTCAAGGTCTGATAAATTTTTTGCCATTGTTATTCCTCCTTAATTTTCATCAGCTTCTTGTTTGCCTTCGCCAAAAACTGCGGTTACAATGCTGTAAAGTTTTTTAGCCTTATCTTCGGAATCAAACGCTTCTACAAGCGTCTTAACATCGGTCATAACCTTGCTGAAAGCATCTTCCCTGCTATAACCACGCATTTCCCGAAAATCATTGACCATGCTGCAAATAAGGCGTGACGCCATTGCCAGTTGTCCATAGCCGTCGCCTACCACCGAGCTATTGAGCTTATCGCCGCTCGAAACGCCAATAATTATTGCGTCCACACCCGGTTCCGACAAATACTCGTCAAGTTTCTTTTTCATGGCCTCAATGGTTCCTTGGCTCAACTCGCCTTTGTTTTTCATAAGTTTGTCCTCCAGTTTATTGTTCTGTTCAAATTGATTTTTCTGTGTTAAAATACAGGAAAGGCGTGGCTCTAAAATGTACTACACGCTAACTCCTTTTTCTGAACCGTCAGTGTTACCGCACTGGCGGTTCTTTTTTTGCCATTTCCGGGTTTACCAAAACTTCCACATAAATTTTTTGACCCGGCTGCAAATTTGTATACTCTAAATCGTTTTGTTTTGCCGCATACCACACAATCTCATCAATATCGCGTGGGTCGCCATATTTATCGACCAGTTTCCAACAAATTGAGTACAGCGTATCTCCTTTGTAAATTGTCACCGGCACTCGCACCCGCTCCATTTGCGAGCGAACATAATACGGATGCCAAATAACGAACGCTAATGCAAGAAGCATTGCTACGCTGTACAAAATCCCTTTTGCTTTCATGTTTAAGCACCTCCACTACCTGCACTTAAACCATCACGCATCGCTTTCAGTTTGGCTATAAAATCATCTGACGAGCCGACGGATTTGCGCTTAGTGTTTTTGCGGAATACCTCGCGCCTATGGCAAGACACTTTCTTTTCCCTTCGTGCCTCCCAGCATTGTTCAAAGAAGGCGTCTGCTTTATCCTCAAAGATACGATAGCCGACTCCTACTTTTACACTTGGCAACACCGCATCAGCGCACATTTGACGGATTGTGCTTATCGGAACACCGATTTTAGCGGCATATTCTTTTACCGTCATCATTGGCATCACCGTTCCTTAAAATAACGCTCGCGTTTAATTTTCATCATTTCAATAATAGCCGCGGCCATTTTAAGCGCTTCTTCTTCCTCCGCCGGAATTAAATTTGCGACAGTATTGACGCAAAATGAGTTTCGTACGATTGCATATATCCCATTTGCAACAACGTATGTTGTATGGTTATCCGTCCCCAACTCACTCTTAATTAATTCCTGTGTTCGTTTACCAAACTGGCTGACCGAACGTGTTTGTTTTGCATTACGCATTTCCTCCAGCAATTCTTGCCTTATCTCAGCTTTAAGTAGTTCACGTTCCTGTGTGTTCATGGTTTAGCCCTCCGTTTATTTTGAAAAAATTTAGTTGCTGAGTTTTCAGCACCTAAAATTTCACATCATTCTTTAGTAGGTGCCAGAAATTTATTAATAAAATATTGCTGACCCTTGCCGGTAACTTTAACTGTGCGAGTAGTCACTACACAGCCATCACCATTTACATAGGTCCCTTTCTTAATTTCAAAAAGCCCCATTTCCATAGACTTTTGCGTTGGAGTGTTGTAATCAGCACATTTTTGCTTAATTAGATAGCCATTATCGCGCATCCACTCAAACAAACGCTTTTGCCCGATGTTTATACCATTTTGCCTTAGCAATTTTGCCATCTCGCCAATTAAAATAGAACTCTTACTTGCGCTTACAGCATCCGCAAAAATCACTTTCGGACGTGCTTCTTCAAGTTGTCTACTTTGTTCAGCCGCAAAAGCAGTAATCTCTTTGAGTTTAATGTCGGCAAGTTTCAAAGCTCTTGCCATTACTTTTTCTGGGGTGTTCCATTCACGCTCGACTTCCAAGAAATACTGGCGTGCTTGCTTGCCTTTTTCGTTGCGGGCAAGCATACACAGTTCTTTTGCCATGTCAAGTTTCATAATGTGGTCGGTGCTCGGACGGCCACCGGTACTTTCTGACTTTTTTGTCCAAAAGTCCTTTTCTTCTTCAAACCCAAATTGAAGCATCCGCTCGAACCATTTTGTATATGGCGTTTCAATACCTAAAAACATGTGCAGCTCTCTGCCGCTTACGATTTGCTCCTGATTTTTATTTACTGTTACTTTTAAAAGTTCATTCATCCGCTTTGCCTCCTTAGTTACCATCACTCCAAAAAGTAAGTTACGTCTACGCCGAAGTAATCAGCGAGCTTTTGAAGTTTTTCCACCTTCGGCTTATAGACACCATCACGCCAAGCATACAAAGTAGCAGACTGCATACCTGTTGCTTTAGCTACCGCATAAGCAGTTACGCCCTTTTTGTTCAGCAAGGCTTCAAACTTCTCGTACAAATACACCACCCCCTTGGATGAGGTTGCATTTATAACAGAAATGTGATATAGTTTAAGTGCGAACAAAAACATCATATTTCTATTATATTATCAACCGTTATTTTTAACATAGGTTTCTAAGCTATGTGTATATAATAGCATAGCAATCTATGTTTGTCAACCCTCGCTCAGAAAGGTGTGCTATGCTATGTACGAAAGATTAGAAGAACTGCTTAAAGAAAACAACATGACAGCATATAAATTGTCCAAAGAAACCGGCATTTTAACCGCTACTCTCAGCTCGTGGAAGAACGGTGCCTACGTTCCTAAGAATGATAAGCTGCAAATTATCGCCAACTACTTTGGAGTTACAGTCGATTGGCTGCTTGGAAAAACCGATGATAGAAAAGGTTACGGAGCATTTGAGGCTAAAGCTGTTATAAGCAGGCAGAAATACGCTATGCCAAAACCAAAAGAACTAAAAAAGCTTCTTAAAGACGAACAAATAGCTCTCAATGGTCGCCTTCTTACGGACGAAGACAAGCAAAAAATGTATAAAATTATTGAGGCAGCTTTTTGGGATGCTAAGGAAATGAACAAACGTAAAAAAAGTATAGAAATTAATACCTTTGTGGCAAACGATGAGTTTAAAATTAAGGAGTAAATCATGGCCTACAACATCCCGCTACGAATACGAAACCTTGTCCGGCGGGCTGGCTCATCAGACCCTTACTCAATCGCCAGTTTCCTCGGCATAAAAATAAAAGCCGTCGATACACCAACGCATATCAACGGCTTTTGGAAAAGAATATTAAGAAGAAAATTTATATTTGTCAATGAACGCCTGCCGGAATGGCAGCAAAAAGCTGTAATAGCCCACGAACTTGGGCACATTATACTTCACCCGAAGTATAACTACTTCTGCCTTGACAGCCGCACCTATTTCAGCAGCACTCGGCACGAAAACGAAGCCGACAACTTCTCTGTCGAACTTCTAAAATACTCCTGTCCCGACATCGACAGTAAGTTTGTAGACTCATTCTTAAAGGAAGGTTGGAAATGATGAAACTTCCAAATGGAGAATTTAGTCAAATCCCCAAAGATTACTTCCATTGCAAAAATGAAAATTATAAATTGTATTATAATAGGGATTTTTATAACATCAAAAAGAATAGTCGCGGATTATTTATGATGTTTTCTATAAAAATTTCAGCCGGAAATTACATAGCCTATTTAGATGTTACGGCAAATTTATCTAAAGAGGTTTGGGCAGCGACCAATTTTACGCTAATAACCGCTTCAAATAATAAAATATTAAAAGAAGTATTAGGGTTGCGCCCTTTTGTTGGCAAAAATTGTTTTAAATATAAAGAAGGGGATATTATAAACGCAACTATAAAAAAACTCATTTTTGACTTAGATGTTTATAGTTGGTGTTAGGAGGTTGAATAGTGGAAAGAATTAACTGTTTGAAATGTTACCGCATCCATAAATGTGGCACCGGCAAATATTATTGCCCATTCTTCGCGCTACAACCTTGCATACGAGGTTATCACACAAAGCATCAAGAAGAACTATTTGACCCCAATGACCCTAACGTTTGTATTGACTACACATGGTCAGGAACAAGTATACCAAGATTTCTGGAAAAATTAGGAGGTACAACATGACCAACGAAGAAGCAAAAATTTTAAACAAAGACTTTGAAAAATTCTGCACAGACCATGACATTAAATCAGCCACGGCTTATCTTGCTTCCAGCAAGGATAACAGTGCTGTAATGGCCTACCATGACATCGACGACAACGAATTATTCCATGTCGCCGCAAGCCTTATAATACACATAGCGCAGAAGCATAATGCGTCTTATCAGCATGTTATAGATGTTCTTAGGGATGGTATTGCCGAAACTCTAAATGATAAAGGCAGCATCAAGAACTGACGCATTAAGCCTTCGCCTAACTTTACAACAGCAGCAGACAAAAATGCCAACAAAAAAGCCGCCCAACCCCGAAAGGGTTGAGCGGCATATAATGGCAACACTAAGCAAACATAGGTTTGCAGAAAGGAGTTATAATGCCAAGACAAGCAAAACCAAAACCCAAAAAAGCAAATGGCGAAGGCACAGTATGTTTTGATAAAACTCGCAACAAATGGAGAGCTGGGTACAAAGGAGTTTACAAACGCTTTGACACAAAAGCAGAAGCCGACGAATGGGTTTTGCTTCAACGCGCAGAAGTGCAGAAAGGCACCTATGTCCCACCAACTAATATAACATTTGGTGAATGGCTAATCGAATATATTAAAGTATTCAGAGCGCCAAAAATGCAAATCAAATCTCTTGACAGATTGTTGCAATATGCCGCGCACTTGGCTCCCCTATCCGACATTAAGCTAAAAGACATAGAGCCTTTCGGAATACAAAAATTTTATGCTGAATTTCCGAGCGACATGGCAATTTCCAGCAAGAAAAAAATCCACGGCTTATTAAAAAGCTGTTTAAAAAAGGCCTATGAGCTAAAAATGATTCGTGAAGATGTCACATTGCCGGTAGAAGCCCCTCAAAGCACCCAAGACGAGATTGAGGAAGTAGTTGTATTCACGATGGAAGAAATAAAAATAATTCTTGCGTCAATACGAAACAGCCAATATTACAGCAAGTATTACACATTCTGTTTGCTGGCCCTCACTACCGGCGCGCGTCTTGGAGAACTGCTTGGTTTAAAGCGCGAAAGTGTTTTTAACGGTTATATCAGAATAAACAACAATCTGCAATACCACAAAGGAAAGGTATATGATATGCCGCCAAAGACAAAAGCTGGTTTGCGCAACATTACAATTCCTTCAAAGATGGAGGCGTTGTTAAGGACGGCAATGGTAACAAATAAGTTTATGCCAAAAAGCGTTTATGTTTTTCACAATCAATACGGCGGCCCGCTGTTGCCTCGCAATATGGAACGTGTGTGGGGGCGAATTTTAAAAGAAGCTAATATGGAACATAAAAAATTCCATGCTTTGCGACACACCCACGCTACACAGTTGCTCGCGGCTGGAGTTCCCCTACTCGAAGTTTCCAAGCGTTTAGGCCATAGCAGCCCCGCAATAACGCTTAAACTTTATGGACACGCCATTCCAAATTATGACCATCAAGTTGTAACGCCTGCGGTCGAAAAAATTTACGCGCTTAATTAAAATCATAAAAAAGTACGGTTATGCCCACGTTATGCCCAAAGAACGCCGACCTTTTGTGTCCACACAAAAAGAAAAAGCCGTGGAAGTCGCTCCACGGCTGGGGTTT